GGTGACCGCGCGAGGCCGTCCATTTTCCATGAGACCCATAAAAAAGCCTAAATCCCCCCTTGGTGAGCAAAAGAAGCCACGCAATCCGGGCGATGTGCTCGACACGATCCGGCAGGCGGCAGGCGTGTGCGGCATCCCGTACGAGGTGTTGGTTGCGGCCAAGCATGGCGGGTGTCCTGGCTTCCGTCATGGCCGGGTGCATCTGTCGGAGGTGCTGCCATGGATGGACGAGCACGGCGGCGAACTCAAGGCTGCGACGGGAGGGGATGACTCGCTGGGCGAGGCGAAGCGGCGGGTGGAGTGGGAAAAATACTACCGTGCGCGGGATCTGAACGCCATCGCGCGAGGAACGCTGGTGGAGGTCTCTGTTGTCAACGCCGCTCTCGCCACCGCTTGCAGCGAGTGGAACTCGGCGCGGGTACATCTAGAGGCCGAGGGACCGGCGAGGATGGCAGGTAAAGAAGCGGACGAATGCCGCGTTGCCGTGCGCGCGTTCACTGACGAGGTGGGCGCGGTTCTCCATCGTGCTCTCGGCAAGTTCAACACCCAACCCAAGGACACGCTTTGACGCCTATCTATTACGACGAGGATCACCGTAGGATTCCGACGACAGAGTTCCCGTTTGATGAAGTAGGGCGAGCGCTTGGCGACCTAGACGTTGAGGGGGACGCGGTCAGTCGGGTGATTGAAGCGTTCACGTCGATCCCGACGCATCTGCTTGCGATGGCGTTCGAGGGTCTGCCTGTTCCTGAGACTGGCAGGGCGAGGGCTTCACGTCACCGGACGATTGCAATGCGGATCATTGGGCTTCGGTACATTCTGGGATGTCCGACGATGCACGGGAAGACGGTGAAGGACATCGCGGAGAGCGAGGCATTTTATTACACGGACCTCGCGTTGTCTGTTGCATGGGCGCGTAATGCTATTGGAGCGCACAAGATGCTGCGAAACCTAACGGGGACGGGCGCAAGCTAACTTTGGGCAAGAGAGGTTTCCTGATGGCTAATGACCATTCAGGGGCTTGTGGCCGAGCTTTCCGGCCTTCCTGGCAAAGTTGCCGACGCTCTCAAGGGGGCGAGTGCTCTCGCTGAGAGCAACGCGAAGCTGACGGCTGACCTGTCCGCATTGAGTGCAAAGCTCGCGGAAGCCGAAGCGAAGATCAGCACCAACGACAGCGAAGCCGCGCGGCATAAGGCCGACGCGGATGCTGCGCTTGCTGCGAAGGTAGTCGCTGAATCCGAGGTTGCCCAACTCAAGGCTGCGGCTCTTGAGGTTGACGCTGCCGCCGAGGTAAAGGCGAAGGCGATCGTCGCGCTTCAAGGCACTCGCCCTGTCAACGACCGAGGCAACTCTGACCTTGGTTCCGCTTCTGGCGGCAAGGTCCGCGTGGATGCGTTTGGGCGACCCCTCTCTGGTTTGGAACTCGCCAAAGCGGCGAATGCCGAACTCTACCGCACCGGCAAGTAACTCTCAAACAACACCACTAAATCATGGCTACTCTTTCGCTGCTCGATGTCGCGAAGTTGTCCAACTCGGACCGCGAGGTTGGGCTCATTAACGAGGTCGTCACCGTCGCCCCGGAACTCAACGTATTTAATACGCGGATCATCCCGGGCTACCGATACGAAACCTCCATCCGCACCGGCCTCCCAACTGCCGCGTTCAGTGTCGTCAACGGCGGCGTCGTTCCAAGCAAGTCCTCGTTCCGCAAGAGTTCGGTCGAGTGTATGCCGCTTAGCTCGCTGGTCACGATCGACAAGCGCGCGACCACGTTGAGCGGTTCCCTTATCACCGACCTGGAGATGGAGGAAGCGGCGAACGTGATGAAGTCTGCGGCGATCACGATCGGCTCGCAGATTTTCAACGGCATCAGCGCCGACGCCAGCGGGTTCACCGGGCTCAAGGCGTTCATCCCGTACACTGCGACCTCTGGTACTTCGGCCATCATCGTTGACGCGGCTGGCACCACGTCCACCACGATGTCGAGTTTCTACGCCGTGAAAATGGGGCCGCAGGATGCGAGCCTCGTCTGGGGCGGCGGGACCACGTTCCGGCTCGGTGACTTCCGCGACGAACTGTTCGCGCCTGCTTCCGGTTCCGGTTCAATTGATGGCCGAGTCGCCGCCTTGAACGCGTGGGTGGGTCTCCAGTTGGGCAACGTGTATTGCGCTGGCCGTATCTATAACCTCACCGAGGACAGCGGCAAGACGCTGACCGACCTCAAGATTGCCGCGCTTCTCCGCAAGTTCCCGACTGGCTTCAAGCCCACCGCGTTCTTCGCGAATCGCCGCGATATCTATCAACTCCAGTTGAGCCGTACGTTCACGAACTTCGCGACTGGCGCGAATAAGCTGACCGGCGGAAACGAGCTTGTCGCCCCGTGGCCGACCGAGGCGTTCGGCATTCCCATCATCGAAACCGATTCGATCGGCATTACTGACGCGCTCAACACCTAATCGGCAAGCAACATTTCACTGATCTAATCCTATGGGATACACTCGCAAAGTTTACGACCTCGCCACTACGACCGTGCTGGCGCTGCCTGCCGGTGCCTCGACCACGGTCAACGGGACCATGATCGACTTGGGCTCTGTGCCCAACGACGTGCTGGCCGAGAACCTTGAGGTTCACCTGTCCTTCCCTGCGCTGTCGACCACGATTGCCCCGGACACTCGCACGTTCATCTTCTCCATCGAAGACAGCGCCGACAACTCGACGTATGCCGCGCTCGACCCTGTGGCGTCTAAGACCTACACGGGCGCTAGTTCCGCTGGCATTGGCGCGGTTGCTGCCACTGCCCCGTTCCAGTTCAAGTTGCCTCCCAACGTGAAGCGATACATCCGGGTCAAGTGCGTGTCTGGCGCTTCGACCACGGACGCGTCGGCCCTGTCCTATACGGTTCGGCTCGCGTACTGATCGGTTGGTTGCTCGTTCGGTGGGCCAGCTAGCAGATGATGCTGGCTGGCCCTTTTTCTCGCCTCGGTTCCAAAACACAAGATGGCACGACAAGCAATAGCGGTCGGGTCTACATCGAATGATGGAACCGGAGATTCCCTGCGTGTTGCCGGAACGAAGTCGAACGCAAACTTCACGGAGCTATATTCCGCGTCTTTCGGAGACACTGTGGCTTCGGATCAATGGTTGCTAGCCAACTTTCCGGCTGTGCAGTTCTCAACCATAACGCGTGACACGGACGACGTTGTTTCTTCCGCTACGGTGATATGGCCGGACGGATCGGGCGGGACGTTTACCACCACCGAGAAGCACGACACGCTGTTAGTCGTGGATGCGTTCACTGTGACGCACACGCTTTCGGGAAAGACGCTCACTCAGCCTGCGGTTACACGGAATGCGGATGGGTCAGTTGTTACACAACCGGAAATCACGGTGACTTGATATGGGCCTTCTTGATCCAGTGACGCCGCTAGTAGTGCGCCGAAGCGTTGAGTCCGTCTCGGGATGGACCGAAGTGCTTTCGCCTCCTGGCTCGCAGGTTACAGGTTCAGTCGGAACGTCGATTACTGGATGGGGTTTCCCGTGCGGATCGCCGCAGGGGTTCAAGCGGATCTCGTTCGACCTTCGGAACAGTGTCAGCGGCCAAAGCACAAGCTTGGTCCGTGTCCGTATCAAGGAGACGAACATCAGCGGGACGTTGCTTGCGGACAAGACGGCCAGCGTTTCGATGTCGCTTAACACGACCAGCAATGTCGTCGTGACATTTGATAGCGTGGTTGAAAATGCGTCTGCGCTGGCGCTTTGGTGCGAGATACTGACGGACGCTCGGATTGATGAGTTCCGGCTTTCTCCGGACGCGTACGCGACCCCGACCGCGAAGTATTGGACCGATGGAAGCGTAACTTCACCAAGCGCGTCTCCTAACACGGCTGTCTCTCAGCGCAATTATCCGGTGACATTCTGGGCCGAGGATTCAAGCGTCCGGAGCTATCAGCTTTCCTCTACGTTCGCGACGTTGGTCGAAGGCGGAACTGTTCTGTCTCGGATCGTGACGCCGACGTATGGCATTACGCCTGGGACTGTTCTCGGAACGGCTACGTCTACGTCGATGGCGTCGTCCTCGACGTTCTCCGCGTGGGGTCAATACGTCGGGAATATTTCCGTTCCGTTCAACTCGCTTAGTTTCTACCTGTACGCGTTCAACGCATCGTCCGTTCCGACGCAATGCCGTGTTCGCGTTCGACGGATGCCAAGCGACTCTGCCAACTGGGCAGACAATCCGGCAACGTGGGCCATCCTTGCGGATACGACGTTCAACGTAACACCGGCAGACAGCACGTTCACGAAGGTTACGGCGCGCTTCGACTCTTCCGCGTCGCTCTCTGGCCATCTGTGGGTTGAGTACATGACCAACGGGAAGGACGGCGGACGTGCAAACGGGGTGACGGCCACGGGAAATCCGGGTCGCTGGTATGCAACGTCATCTTCGTTGTCCTCTGTAACATGGGTCAAAGCCGTCGCAAACCTGCAATGGTACATCGAACTGGGGGAACAGAGTTCGACGATTTCCAATTTCACGGTGACGGACGAGTTCAAGGCGCAGCTTGGGTCCGTTCCTTCGGCGCAGGGCGTCACGATTCATATTCCGAAAACGGTATGGGCGCTTGAGGGAAGGGAGCACAACATCTACGCGCGAAACATCATTCGCTCCGGTGCTGACATTGAGGGGTTGGACGTAAACTTTGCAGGCACGAAAGGATCGCAATACGGTGCCTTTGGCGGATTCTGGCGATACACGCCTACTTCCGGGGATGCGGGAACAAGCACGCTTTCAGTGTCCGTGACGGACACGACCAGCAACACGTTGCTTGCAACTGCTTCGACCTCGCTTGTGACGGTTGCCCTTAGCCATCCGTCCGCTGGCGTAGCCAGGAAGCTGCTTTGCATTAGCGACTCGACGATGGGAGGCGGCGGGGCTTCCGTGCTTGCCGAGTTGGTGAACCTATTCAGCGGGGACGCGAAATATACCCTAACGCTCGTCGGGTCGAACGATGGCAACTACAACGACAGCGGCGCGGTGAGTCGCGCGGTTAAGTGCGAGGCAATCAGCGGTTGGACGGTGGACAAGTTCTATACAGACACAGCAACCGCATGGACGGAGATTGGCGGAACGTCCCGCACCGGGTCTCCTTTCGTCTACTCTGGCGCGTTCAACTTCGGAACATACAAATCGACGCACAGCGTAACGCTTTCTTCGGGCGACTGGGTTTTGCTGAATCTCGGAATCAACGACCTTTTTGGATACACGGACGACACGAACGTCTCCGTCAAGATGGACGCGATGGTGACGCAGCTAGAGGCGATGGTTACCAGCATCCAGTCTTCCACCTCTGGAGTTAGAATCGTGGTCTGCACGATGATACCACCACCCGATTCGCAGGACGCGTTCGCGGTGTATGGGGTCGGGCAGACGGTGAAACGTTACAAGCGGAACAGAGACCTCTGGGTTGAGCGTGTGTTGACGCAGTTTGGAGGAAGAACTTCGTCGCTTGTTTACGTTCTCGGGTACGGTGCCGTACTGGATACCGTGAACAATTTCGGGAACGTGTCCGCCGCCGTCAACGCTAGGAACGCAACAACCTATTCGCAGCCTTTGACGACGACCGGGGTGCATCCGTCCACGACTGGATATTACCAACTTGCGGACTGCATTCGCGCATTTCTAAAGGGAGTCGAAGCCTAACATTATGGCGAGACAGAACATCAACATCGGAACGTCAGCGAACGACACGACCGGCGACTCCATCCGCGTTGCTCTTGACAAGTCGAATGACAACTTCATCGACCTATATGCGGCGAAGGCCGCGCTCGCTGCCGCCACGTTCACCGGTCTCGTTTCAACCCCGGCAAGCGCCGCTTCTTCGGCTGGCTTTCGGTTGGTTGCCGGTGTTGCGCCAACGTCTCCGGTGAACGGTGACATGTGGCAAGACGGGACCAATCTCAAAATCCGAATTGGTGGAGTAACTAGAACCATCACCATCACCTAACCCAAACAACCTTTATGATTCAAGACCCCAGTTATTCCACGGCAATCACGGCGTCCGGCATCGACTTCGCGGAAGTCACCTACGCATGAACGAGTTTCCCGAATACGCGCACGTTGCGAACGGTGACGTGCTCTATATACAGCGGCACGAAACGAATCCCGGCGCACCGTGGCTTCTCGTCGTGGAAGGCCCGAAGCCGGACTTCGCGCCCGAAACGCAAGAGCTTGTGCAGATCGGGTGGGACATCGCGGAAAGCACCGCATCGCGCGTCTGGCAGGTGCTCGACAAAGCTGCGCCGGACGCTGCCGTTGTCCGCGTTGCTCCGTCGTCCGTGCCAGATGAGGTTCCACTCTGGGCCTTCCGCGCGGTGCTCACCATCATGGGAATCGCCACTCAGGTTGACGCGCTGATTGGGTCGCTCGACGAGCCAGCGAAGACCGTAGCGCATGTTCAGTGGGAGTTCGGCAATTACATCGTGCGGAATCACCCACTGATTGCCGCTCTCGGTTCTCAACTCGGGCTTTCGTCCGCTCAGATCGACGCTGTTTTCACGCAAGCTAACTCCCTGAAATGACCACCATCGAAGCAACCGCACTCGTAGTTCCCGCGCTAAACTTCCTCGGCCTAGCGATCAAGCGCAGCCCCGTGAAGGATTGGACTATTCCGTTCGCGCTCTGCGCTGTCGGGGCCATCGCGTTCCCTTCGATCACGCAATGGAACGGGGAGAACGTAATCCAAGGAATCCTCGCGGCGTCCGCCTCGGTCGCAATCAACCAGCTTTGGCGGCAGGGTAACGAGGCGATCAAGGCTTGAGCATGAGCGAATCGATGAAGCTCAAGATTAACTGGGCGGTGACTGTGACCGTGCTGATACAGGCCGTCTGGGTGATTGTGTTCCTGACTCGCCTGGATTCAAAAGCGTCGGACGGGCTCCAGCAGATCAAGGCCATCCGGTCCGATTTCGGCGTGATCCAAAACAAGGTCCAAGACTTGGACGTTCGGACGGCGCGGCTTGAGGAACACACTTTGACTACCAAATGAAAACAACTCTCGCGCAACTCCTGATGTGCTTCGCTCTTGTATGCGCCGCTACGGTTCCGTCCGGCTGCAAGGCCACGCCGAACGCCATCGCCTACAAAGCCAGCGCCGCAACGGTCGCAACGGTAGACGCTTCGATGCGCGCGTGGGCTGACTACGTCGTTGCCACGCGCCGATTGAACGAGGCGAGCGATAACGAGAAGGGCAAGGCCGACTTGCTCAAGCGTGAGTATGTCGTCCGCTCCGCTTTCGCTCGGTATCAGGAAGCCGTCACTGCGGCGTCCGTGGGGGTCGCCACGGCATCTGGCGGCGGATTCGCTCCCAACGTAGCGGGAGCCGCTGCCGCGCTCTTGTCGGTCATCCAAGCGGAAACCCAACACTGACCATGCAACTCGGAATCATCATCGCCCAACTGCTCCTGCAATACGGACCGGAGCTTGCGGGCAAATTCGCGGAGCTTGTCCACAGCGACAAGGAGCCAACGCTCGATGACTGGCGCGCGTTGCTCAAGCAAGCGGCGACCAAGAGTTACGACGAATACGTTCCAAAGGCATGAAGATTGCAGGATTTTCCCAAGGCGCGCTCGCTTCTATGCGCCGGGATCTTGGTGCCCCAACTTTCACTTGGAAGACCAAGGAGGTTCCGTGCGTGCCTCAGACGGTCGGGAACCTAGCCGTGGTCGCGCTTGGTGGGTTCGACGTGCAGATCCAAGCCACGCTGCGAGTTGACGCCCGCGAGTTCAAGACCGTCGATAGCACATTGATTCTCACGGACTCGACGCTCTACACGTCCGACAACGACCTGCCGACTCCGGTATCAGGGAAGCCTGTCACGTTCCGAGGTGCTGAATACAAGATCGCGCGCGTCTCCGTCTCGCCGTGTAGGTCGTACTACTCGCTGGAACTCATCGACAGGAACGCCTAGCCATGGTCACGCACAACCTAGGAGACTTCCAGAAGGTGATGGACGCTTGGTTGTTGCGGTCTACGCGAGAGCTTTCTAGCGCAGTCAATCGGCGGATGTTCTTCCTACTTGTTCGCGTGTACTCGCTGCTTCCACCAAACAGCGTGGACGTGCAGCGTGCCAAGATCAAAGCCTATCTAAACACGCCGATTGGCTACAATGGAGGGTTGCGGCGGTTGGACCGGAAAAGCCAGAAGCCAATCGGCAAGGCGCGGCAATTCACGCTCGCGAATAAGATGGTCAACGCGAAGCTTGGAAAGGCTGGAAGTCCTGGACTTTACGGTGCCGCAATGAAGAAGGCGTCCGCAAGTCTTCGACGCCGAGCCATTGGTTCGGTCGGCTATCTCAAGTCTCCGGTCGTTAAGGCAATAAAGTCGATCAACGGGCACTTCACGCAATGGGGCGGGCAGTTGAAGGCCGGGTTCAAGAAGTCGGACAAACACAAGGAATACGTCTCGTCCAATGCTGCGCTTGTGAAGATCGGAGCGGAATACGGCATTTCGATGGCGCATGGCAACGTGTCGATGCACAAGGGCGCGAAGTCGTCGACCTATCCGGCGAGGCCGGGAATCAACCCGACCGCTTCCGCCGCTCTGTCTCTAGGTCTTGCCGGTGGGCAGGAAGGAAAGGTTGGCAGCATTTACGACGCGGCATTCGCGCGTGCGTTCTCGGATGAGAAAGACGAGATGTTGCGCCATCTGTCGGACGTTATGGGCTCGACCGCAAACGAGGCGGTGCTAGTTTCAAGCGGTGGAAAAGCTAGCTGAGTTTTGGGAGTCGCTTCCGTGGAGGCCGGACCGTCGCCCGATATACGAATGGGCGTCGGACCATGTGATTCTACCCGGCGCTTTGGCTAGGTCTGGTCGGTTCGACGTGTCCACGTCCCGGCACTTCATGGAGCCGCTAGACGCCATCCGGAATGACCTTGTGCGCGAGGTTAACATCATGGCCCCGCCGCGTTCCGGCAAGACTCTGATTGCCGACGTGACGGTGCCGTATCTGCTCGCCAACGATCCTGGCAGCATACTGTTCCTGTTCAACTCGGACGACCAAGCCAAGGAACATTGCGAAACGAGGCTTCGACCCGTGCTGGAAGGATGCGGTCCTGTGGCGGGCATCATGCCGAGCAATCGGCACAAGGATCGAACGCAGGAAATCGTGTTTCCTGACGGGCACTTGCTCAAGGTCTGCGGGACTTCGATTTCCAACCTGCAAGCCAAGGGGTATCGGTACGTCTTCCAAGACGAGTGTTGGCAGTACAAGCCGGGGATCATGGCGGAAGCGACCGCGCGAATGGGCGACTTCCGGAAGATGGGGAACAACAAGGGCATTTGCATTTCGCAGGGTGGCGTTGACGGTTCGGAGTGGGACCAACAATTCGCGAAGGGACACGTTTGCGAGTGGACCGTGCGCTGCGTTGAGTGCGGGCATCTTCAAGCGCCCGTCTGGTCTGAGACGCGAGACGATGGGAGCCGGTATGGGATCGTCTACGAGAGCGAGAAGAACGTGGATGGCGGGTACAACATCGCGCGCGGTGCAGAGACGGCGCGCTACGTCTGCCGCAACTGCGGGCACGCTCACGACAACTCGGCGCGCACTCGGGCGCAATGGAACACTTCCGGCGAGTACGACAACAAGACGCGCAACGGGTGCGTCTCGTTCCACTGGAACTCAATCATCGACACAAACTGGGGAGAGCTTGTCTCGACGTGGTTGCTAGCCCGCAATGCCGCCCGCGTTGGAGCATACGCTCCGATCATCGCCTTTTTCCAAAAGCAGTTGGCGACCCACAAGAGCGAGCGAACCGCGCTTGATTTCGCGCAGCCGATGCAGCGCATTGAGATCGGGGAGAAAGCCACGGATGGGGAATCGGTTTTCATGTCGGTCGATGTCCAGAAGGACCAACTTCTCTACTGCACCGTCCGCGCGTGGGAGCCCGGTGGACGTAGCCGACGCCTGTTCCGAGGAAAACTCTACGGCTACCCAGAGATTGAGCGCATCCGAACGGAGCACAACGTGCAACGCTCTGCGGTCCTGATCGACGGCGGCAATTGGCGATACGAGGTTTTCAGCATCGCGGCAGACAACGGCTACATCTGCACGATCGGCAAAGACCAGATGGCGTTTTCCCACTCGGTCATGGACGCCAAAACGCGGGTCAAGAAAACTCACCAAAAGCCATGGTCTCCGATGTTTTACGGCGACCCCGACATTGGGAAGCAGGACAAGCGGACGGACCGCCGAGCCAAGGCTTTCTACGTCGCCATGCCGGTGACTGCCGACTGGCTCCAACGACTCATCGACCTAGGCAAATGGACCGAGCCCAAGATCGACTCCAAGACGGACACGGACGAGGCCGACTATATGCGGCAGATGGGTGCAGAGGTGAAGCGCCGGGAACGCGATCGCGACGGGCACACGCGCGAGCGGTGGGTCAATCCGGGCCACAGGGACAACCACTATCTTGACTGCGGACGGATGCAGGTCTTCGCCGCAATGGCGAAGGGGCTCATCCAAATCGAGTCGTCGATGGAGATTCAGGATAGGGCATAAAAGCCAACATTCGCGCCTCTTTCTGAATCTCGGCATGAGCGGTCCCGCATGAGCGGTGAACCTGTTCACGGGATGGACTGAGGCGGAACTGTTGGCTTCGTTGCGCGAGGCGCAGGAAGAATTGTCCGCAGGCTCCCAGCTTGAGGCGGCGGGATCTGGCGACGTTTCATCGACGCGCCGGATTCAGGTCGGGCCGGTGTCTCGGATTCGGATGCTGTCCACCGCGCTCAACAAGCTCGACCCTGACACCTACCCGGCGAGCGATTACACGGTCCCGACTCGCGCGGTTGCCGTCATGGGCAACGTCTCGGACTTGTCGCAGGTGGACCCGTTCAATCGCGTAGGCTTGCCAGATCCCAAGCGTCCGTAGCCATGCCAGTTCAAGCCCCATACAAATTCACAGACCGGCGACGCTGGGCTCCTGGCGCTTCTCAGTTGCTTGAGGCCGCACGCCCTAACGTGCAGCGCCGAAGCCATCTAGGTTTTGACCGAGACACGCCCCGGTTGATTAGCGGGAGCGACCGCAAGAGCCTACTTTCGATCGGTCGGTGGCTGTACTGGAACGACGCCATTGTGCGCGGCGCTGTCAACGACATGGCGACCATCGCCGCTGGTAATCTTGCCATGCAGTTTGTTGGCGATGATGCGGCGTGGGGACAGAAGGCGGAAGACTGGTTGGCGCAGCACGACCGCTTTTGCTGCATCCGTGGCTATCCCTACACGATGCAGGTACTCACGCGCTTGGTCGTCATCCACCGGCTGGTTGACGGTGACTGCTTCTTCATCCTTACAGAGGGCGAAAGCGGATACCCGTTGCTGCAATTCATACCGGCTAACCGCGTGCGTGGTGACTTCGCGAAAGCGGGCATGAACGCGCTTGGAGAGTCCTCCAATGCTGCGTGGGCAGAATATCCGGTGACGGACGGTGTTATCACGGACGACTACGGGCGCCCGGTTGCGTACCGAGTGTTCGATGACAAGACGCAGGACTTCACCGACATCGACGCGGCCAACATGGTCCACGTCTACGGGGTAGAAGCTGGAGACCAGAATCGCGGGGTGTCTGCGTTGGCTGCTTCTATTGGGGATCTGACGGACCTTGGAGAGACTCGGAAGTTTGAGCTGATCGCGCAGAAACTCGGGTCTGCAATATCCGTCGTTGAACACAACGAGACGGGAACGGCTCCGGAAGACGCATCCGTTATCATAGGTGGAGATGATAGCCCAGAGAGCGATTCCAAGCCTCCGGTTTACGGGCAGGAAATGCTTGGCGGCGAGGTCCGATACTTCCGCGCCGGAAGCGGGTCCAAGTTGGACACGCTGAATTTCGACAGGCCCACAAACAATCAACGCGAGTTCGCGCGAGAAATTGCGCGCAACGCCCTGCACGGTCTCGGTTGGTCAATCGACTACAGCCTCGACCCGTCCCGCGTTGGCGGCGCTGCGATGCGGATCGTGGTCGAGAAGTTGAACCGGACGATGGGCGACATTCGCGAGCACACGCTGTTCCCATTCCGGCGACGTGTTGATGGTTGGCGCGTGGCTAAGGCCGAGAAGGCCGGACTCCTTCCCGCTAGCTCCGGCAACGACTGGCGCTCGTGGATGTACAAGGGCGCGCCGGATCTGACGGCGGACGCAATGTACTCCGCGCAGGTTATGGAGTTGGAGCTTTCCAAGGGACTCACATCCGAGGCTGTAGAGTGCAACAAGCGCGGCGCGGATTGGGAGACTGTGATGGATCAGAAAATTGCTTACGCCGTGCGCCTCCGCGACAAGTGCGCCAAGGCCGGAATCGACCCGTCCGAGGTTCGCATCATCGCAAAGCAGTCCACGCAGACTTTCAACGACCCGGCGCAGATCGAGGCGCAGCAAAACACGACCACCGACAACAATGCCGACGCCTAACGCCATCACGGGCGAACACTACAGCGAGCCAATGCTCGTTCGCCAAGCCTCCGCATCCGTCGTTTCGCGGCTGATGGCCAAGGCTTCAAACCGTCGCTTCTCCGCGTCCGGAATGGACGATTGCGACGACATGGAAGACGAAGGCGAAATGGACTCGCCTTCGTTTGAGATGGACGACGGCGAGATCGACATTGATACGGGCCAGAAGATCAACCGTCTCGCAATCGTGAAGGTCTGCGGCGTGCTGATGCGCGACGTTGCCGGTTGCTCCGCGTGGGGATTGGTCGATTATGAGGAACTGACGGATCAGATCGAAGACGCTGAGGGAGACAACAACATCGACGGAATCGTGCTGGTCATCGACTCGCCAGGCGGCGGGGTTACGGGATGCATCGAAGCCGCGCAGGTTGTCGAACGATGCACCAAGCCCGTGCTGGTCTTCTCGTCCGGCCTTCTGTGCTCCGCTGCCTACTGGCTCGCGTCTGGCGCTTCGATGATCGCGACGACTCGAAGCGCAAGCTCCGGGTCAATTGGGGTGTACGTCCCACTCACGGACCTGTCCGGGATGTTCGGCCAGATGGGAGTTGCTGTGGATGTAATCGCCAGCGGGGAACAGAAGGGCGCGGGATACCCGGGAACGAGCCTAACGCCCGCACAACGCGATTTGATTCAGCGGCAGGTCAATGAGACCGCCAACGATTTCCAGACCGCCGTGCTTGATTCTAGGCCCAACCTAGACCTGTCCCTTTTCGACGGGCGCGACGTGCGCGGGGACGAGGCCAAAGAACTCGGGCTTGTGGATGTGGTCGTTCACGACTTCGACGAGGCGGTTGAGATGTTCCGGAAAACCTTCCTCTGATGGCGTCTTACTCATACGTCTTACCCAAGGTCGAGGTTGCGATTCGCGATGCTATTCGCGCGCGTGCCTTCGCGTGGGTTGGCGATGGGATCAAGGTGCAAGCGGGATTGACTGGCGGGCCTTTGGATGCTGACCCGGAGACCGCGCCGGATTCCACGGATCTGCCGAACGTGACGTGCGAAGCGTCGCAGGCGCAGGTTGACGTTCCGCACGCGGGGACGTTCCGGGTTTCGTGCTCTGTCCACGTCGCGCACAATGCGGACTCCACGAACTACGCGGACTGCATGGACCAAGCCGGGGACGTGTTCGACTACGTCTTCGACTCCGACTTTCTCGACGCCCTAAGCGTTTCCGGTCTCACGGCGTACGGCATCACGCAGACCGACCAGAGCAAAAGCCGAAGCGGTCGCCGTTGGATGTCTTCCCAATCTTTCGACCTCGTTTGCGCGGGTTCGACCATTTCGTAACCACTAACTCTAGGAATCACAATGGCTAGTTACGCCCAAGGCAAAGCTGTAGTTTTCGGAACGTCGGCAACGTCGTCCACTCCGGGGACTTTCACTCTCTATCCGCCCACCGCTGGCAGCACGGCGATAACCGGCTATGTCGCTGGGACCGTCAGCGGCATCAACGTCAGCCACGCGGCAGAGTCGTCTATGATTAAAAATCAAGACGGAGACGTTGACGCTGTGATTACTCACGGAGAATACCTTGAAGCGACGTTTGAGATCATCCCTAGCGGGACGACCAAAGACCTTGCCAAGCTGCACGCTTCGCTTCCGGAAGCTAACTCGACGCTTTCGATCACTGGCTTGGAAATCATCCCGATGGGGCCGTTCTCCGATGGCCTGAACCAGAGCGGATCGTCCCTTCCGCTGAACGCTCGGTGGATCTATACCGGCGGCGCGTCGGTCCACCTGTCCACGGACGGTCACGCGACTATTTCCCTGCCAGTGAAGCGATTCCCTGCGCTCGTCGGTGCCACTGCCTTCTCGGGCTAATCCAATGCTCGACCACTGGAAGCCTCCCGGGGATGGCCCGATTGTCTGCGGACAGCGCTTGTCGCTGCCGTTGACGCTCGGGCACATCTTCCTGCTGGCCGAATGTGGTTCGCCGCTGCTCTACGGAGGTCCGATCCTTCCGGGAGATGTGGCGCTAGCGTCTGTGATTTGCAGCCAGGACCACAAGGAAGCACGCAAGGATGTTGGGTCGTGGTGGATTCCGCTTCTCATGCGCTTTTGGGGACGGTTCAGCCGTCGCGACTGGGACGCGGAGTCCGACCTTCTGGTTGCGTGGTTCGAGGAACACGCGACGCAACCAGCCGTTGTCCGCAAGGGCGCGTCGTCTGGCAAAGAGACAGCCGCCCCTTGGTGGGTCAATCGCACGGCTAACGCGATGACCGTCCTCGGCATGACATACGACGAGGCCGTGTCTTTGCCTCTCAAGACCGTCTCCCAGCTTGTGATTGCGAGCGCAGAGGCAGAAGGCCGCGTCGAGTGTTGGACGGATCGCCAGCAATCGTTTTGGGATTATTGCGCGGAGCAAGACGCGCTTGCCGAAGCGGCTAACTCTAGGAACTGAAATGGCGCTTCTCTCTCTGTTGGTAAAGCTAGGTCTCGACACGGCTTCGTTCCAGTCGGGCGTGAAGCGCGCGGAGTCGTCCATCACAGGGATGGCGCGCGGTGCTCTTAGTAGCGTCAAGGGGCAGTTGGCTGCGGCGTTCTCTGTGGGTGCCGTGACTGCGTTCGCACACTCCGTCGTTGAGGCTGCTGACCGCATTGGCAGCTTGTCGGATCAGATGGGGATTTCTACGGATGAGGTTCAGAGGTTGGACATCGCCGCCAGTCGCAGCGGATTAAATGTTGAGCAACTTGGCGCGGCATTTGTGAAGCTTGGAGAGTATCGGAAAGCTGCCGGTGAGGGCGGAAAGGATTCCGTTGAGGCAATTAAGCTTTCAAGGATGGGAATCACAATGTCCGATATTCAGGACAAGCAAAGGACCAATGAGGATTTGGCGAAGCAGATTTTTGGCTGGTACATAAAGACAAACGAGACGGCGAAGGATCAAGCGGACATTGCTGATGTGATTGGTTTGAAGGCTGTGAAGCTTGTGGCTGCTTTTAAGGCGCTTGCAGAGCTTGGGCCTGTAAAGCTGTTCTCGAAAGAGGATATAAAAGCGCTTTCAGACTACAATAATGGGATGCAAGAGCTTGTTAGAAACCTGAAAGTTGCAGCCGCCCCTGGTGTTGGTTGGTGGGCTGGAGTAATGGCAAAGCGAAACGAGAGCAATTCCGCGCCGGGAAACAAGTGGTATCACATGGACATGCTCGTTGCAATTGCCTCCGGTTTCACAGAGAAAGAAGGCGAGCTTTCACCGGCAATGTCTCACGCCGAAGTCGCAGCGGAGTCTGCCAAGCGCAAGGCTCAACGCGCGGACATGGCAGCGAACCTGTACGGCAAGAAACAAGAGAAGGTTGACGCGAAATACGACGTGCTAAACAAGCCGCAAGGCGGGATGGCTTCGATTGGTGGGTTCTTCTTCGACGAGGGAACGCGCGACGATCATGTTCGGTCCATCGTGAAAAACACGGACCGAGCGGCGAAGGCGACGGAAGACCTTAGAAACGACGTGCGAAAGAACCTTGGACAATGAGTAAGTTTCAAGGCAGCGCCGGATTCCAGACGACCAACTACACGTTGGTCTCGCAGAACCTTTCCGGAGACAAGCAATCCGGGCCTTCGTTCACTCAGGTTTTCGAGGGAACGCGCGTAGCTCTAGACGCGTTGCGGCGTCAGTTCCAGAACGCGGGGGCTCGCGTAGAACTCACAGCCCCGGCAGGCAAGGCGACGCTCTCGGTGACGTGGGCTAGCAACGGTCCGTCCGGACTCAATCCGGCAGGCGACCCGATGGCTTCGGCTTCGTCCGAGACCCCGACCGACCGTTGGAGCATCGACAGCGAGCCGCACCAAATCAGCGTGTGGAAGAATCCAGGCGTTGACGAGGAAGCTGCGAAATACGCGTCACCCGGGTATCCTCAAGAGTTCATCAACCCGGATACAAACGAGGTTTCTAGCGGAAAGCCTGCGTATAGGAAGGGGATTGAATATCAGGTTTCGGTTGGCAAGGCGTACCCGTACACGCGGTCAGACTTTCCGAAGGGGTACGACGTTTACCAAAACCTTATTCGGGGCGAGGAATACTGGAACAGCGACGTGCCGGTTGTGAGCCTGTCGCGTACCTACTCGCTGAACTACACGGGGGCGGCTTTCCCGGTCTCTCTCAAGACGCGCGTATATACCCGCTCCGCTTTGATACGGACCTTCGGCATTCCTGCGATTGTCGCGGACAAGATCCCGGCAGACCCGACGACGCCAGCAATCGAGTCGGACCTCATCTGGGGATGGCGTCAACGCAGGCAGTCGGACCAGTACAACCTCGCCACGCGACGCGTAGAAGAAAGCAGGTCTTGGGAGTTCGCCGCTTGGTCCCGAGCGTTCTACGACATCGTACAATGACAAAGCCCGAGAAAGTAAAGGAGCAGGGATTCGATCCTGACTTGCGCCGCGCGTTCAACTCGCTGCTGGAATATCTCCGATGCGTCGAACCGCGCACTTCGCACGGTGCAAAGATCGAACGCACGGCAAACGGCTTCTTCGTCGTCCCAACCGTCACGACTCAGCAAGACAACAACCAAAACAATTCCGCCCCGCGTTGGGGCTAACATCTAACACGAAACACTATGGCTAACGAAATCTCTATTCAAGCGAAGCTGGCTTGCTCTGTGACTGCTGGCAGCGTGACCAACACCGACACTTCCAAGAGCTTCGACGCACTCATCACTACCGCTCTCGCGCAGTTCGATCACAAGTCTACTCCGTGCGCCGCATCAAGCGCGAAGACTGCTGTTCCTCTTGGGTCTTGCACCACCACGGCGGCGGGCGCGACTGGCGGATACTGGGTTTTCCTCCGTAATACCACGGCAACCGCTGCCGACATCGTGAACGTGTACGTTGAATACTCGTCCACGAACTACGCGCAATGTGGGCAGATTCCTGCGGGCGGGTTCTTCCTTACTAAGATGGTTGGCAACTCTGGCGGCACTTACCCGCGCCTCGTCTTCGCGTCTGCCACCGCTAACCTTCCTGTCGTTGAATCGGTAGTCTGCGACGGCTGATTCATCGTGGCGATTTCGTTCCCATTGGTTTCAACGGTTTCGGCAGGTGATCGGGTAACGGCCCGGAACCTGTCGCAACTGTCTGGGGCTATCAACGCGCGCATCTTGTCGGGGCTTGGTGACGGAGCGTGGCGGATCGTCATGTATTGGTTGAACGCGTTCCGGCAGATTCGCAATCCGGACGCGACGGAAACGCTGTGGCCTTCGCAAGCGGAGTTCTTCACGTCTTACCAAGGCATCGGTCCTGACTTCACATGGCCGGACGCTCCCGCTGGGGAGTACGAGGGAATCAACGTCAACTCGCTTGCAGGCGGGTACGTCTTCGGCAACACGGTTGGCAACTTCTACGACGAGGCGACGCGTCTATCAATAGACGGCGTACCAGTGGAGACCGTTGGAAGCGCAAGTGCGGCGTGGGAACTCGGAAAGAAGCAGCGCGGCGCAGCGGACCCAATGACGGGCGCTGTAGGTTCTCCCGCATTCGCAGCGTCGGTCTCCTACTCGTCGCAGACGCGCGGGCAGTTCTCTAACTCTGGCAACAGCTACGGCGGATTCTTCCCAATCCCAGACGCGGCAGGCGCAACGTGCGCGGACGGTGCGGAATCTCTTGTCATCAAGTTCACCAAGATTTCCGACTCGACCGTTGTTAACTATCCCGGCTCTTGTGTTGAGAACGCGAGCGACGCCGCCGCAGTCTACCGGATGCCGCTTGGGTACTACGTCGTCAAAGGCTCCGGCTCGGTCGACTACTACCCGCGCTCTCTATACATCGAAGGACCATACACGCGCGGAGAGCACCCAATGCATACTTGGGGCGATCACTTGCCCCGCGTCATGTCGCAATTCGCCGCAGAGTTCCGAGGCACAAGCGCGCAACGACAGGACGAACTCGCAGGCAAAGCGTGGCTCGGTGACGCGTTCGACATCGCGCATTTCCTGACGCGTCCGTACTACCTCGCGCCCGCAATCGGTACCACGGTTGGAAGCGACATCTTCGCGCAGTATCCGAGCGGGCGTATCGACAACACGTTCCCGACTTTTCCTAGCCCCAGCATCACGTTTTACAACTTCGTCGCAACGGGTCAGGTCGTTGAGGTTTGGAACCATCCAACGGCCGGAACGTATCTGGGCGGTGGATCGCTTGCACAAGGCGAGCACCTTACAGTTTCCGGGCTGACTCTTGGCGGGAACTATTACGTCGCATACTACCCGTACCCCGGATTCAGGACGCTGGTCGTGGCTAGTGGGTCAATCGTCAAATCCGTCAACGCAACGGGAGGCGGTCTTGCGGACTACTCGCCTCCTGCGTCCAATGCTTCGATTGCGCCAGGCACCAGAATCGGTGGAGCTATCAAAACGCACGACGGCTTTTGCATCGCTGCGGCTTTGGTTGAGTGCTCCGGAATCTACGGCGACGCGAAGGTTACGTTCCGGAACGGTGACACGGTTATTGGAACGGCTACGGTCTCGGCAACGACTACGTCCGCAATCTGCACTTTCGAGTCCGCGCAGATAGGGAGCAACATCACGGCTACGCTAGACGATGGCGCGCGGTTCTCTGCTGCCGGTTCGATTCGTGTTGAGTGGGCCGAGTTGCTGACGATGAAGCCGGGTCTAAATGATCTCTTCGTCGTGCTCCGTCTCGCTGGTTGCAAGTCATCGGACGCTCTCGGTGCTGACGGCGGCGGAATCTCCGAGGACCAAGCCCTTGCGCTGTGGGAGTCGTACAAGACCAACGGGTGCGTCGCGCTGACGGAAGGCCACTCGGAAATGGAGTCTTCCACTTCCATCGGCGGCAACGCGTTCTATGACACCATGCGGCGGATGTCTAAGGTTGTCCGCATGGTCCCGCGCCAGAACCTCCTTGGCTACGCGGTAGAAGACGGCAACTCCGTCGTGTGGCTGTCTCCGGACTATGTCGCCGTCCCTAGGTCTGCGAACACGTCGATTCTGGAAGGCATCACGGACGCAATCGAACACACGGCACCGCCTCTCGGCGTGACTAACGAATGGTGCGCTTTCGTAAACGTCCACCCGTACCACGTCAGCGAGTCGAGCATCTGGAAGGCGTCGTCCTTTACCGATTATTGGCCGATCATTGACCGATGCCAGTTCTATACAGGGACCGGCATTGGGGCGGATCGTGAGTTCAAGCGGTTCATCACATGGTCCGGCGCAACCGCTGGCGGGAACCTAGACGCGAACATCGACTTGACGATTTACCCGGAAGCTCCCAGCGGCTACCGTTACGCGAAGAATGCAAACCAGTCCCCAACCGATTCCTTCTTCAAGAGTTGCAGGATATACGAGCCTCCACTTGCTGTCACTTCTGCTGAAAGCCAGTCGGACGGCTCGGTCAAGGTCACGTTCAAAGGCCGTTTTCACCACCACGCCGACGCCCCCGCGTCTCTCACAAGGGATGTTGACACTTGGGACATTGTAGCTTTGACCGCAGAGGCAGACGACTACCGAACCGAAGAGAACGCGCTCCGTGAATACCTCGTACACGCTCGAGGGTCGGGCTCGTATCAATGCTCCAACATAGGTGCAGGGAATAGCCAGCACCAGATGCAGGTGAATGCGCTTCCGGACAATCCGTTCGGGACGTGTTACCCGACGATCTTTCTGGTCCAACTTCTCCCCAAACCATACCTCGACGGGAATGACAAACAGGGGCCGAACGACACCCCGTTTGAGTCTGGCTCGCTCCGTCAGGCCGAGCTTTATCTGCGCTGCATGGCCGAGGGATTCGTTGACAAACAGACCACCGAATCCAGCGGTTGCGCGGCAACGGCAACGTACGACTTCCGGTACGAGCAACTGTGCTACCAAGCCACCGGCCATCCGTACCTGTTGCCAATCGGGAACGTCGAATCGAAATACCTAGACGCGACCGAGGTTCGCACGGACTCGCCCGAGGGGTTCGGGCCGATGCCGACGACTAAGGCTTCCTCTTCCGTGTTCAACGGATTCGCGAACGCAACGAACCTCCTAAACCGCGTCCGCGTCGCTCTGCCGTGGGAACTCAAGGTTGACACCAGCGCAACATCCAACACGACAACCACGGCAACGGGTGCGGCAATGTCTGACGGCACTCCGCTCGACTGTTCCACCTACTCAGGTGGCGGGTTCCTCTGGCGCGGCGCTCAGCCGGACCTTGTAGCGGGAGCGTTGCCGGGAGCGTTTGCCGTTCAGCCGTACGCGACGAGCGAACTAGACACAGTCGTTTCCAATACGGGCCCGGCCTACACCTGCGACGGTTCCAATTTCCAACTTTATACTACCCGATACGACGCGGCCTATCTGTTCTCTCCGGTAGACGCCGACGCTCTCGACGCGATCCCGGACGAGTGGCGCGCGCAGTTGCAGACCGACGCGGAGTTTGTCGCTACGCAGGAAACCGTGCGCCGGAAAGTTTCGTGGACCGAGGTTGCGCCAGGTGGAGGGGAAATCTGCGACGCGACCGAGGGATGGACCACGGGCGGCGGCAACGTCCTCGCGGTCTCCTACACCGACGAGAGCGAGGTTGAGTGCGTGCAACTGGTCTCGGCTGGAACCGTGAGCGCACCGGCACAGCGGACAATCAACCTCGCAGCATCGCAGTCCGGAGGCACCGTCTGCTACGGAGGGGGCGGCTACTCGTCCGGTCATGTGGCCCGCACGCTCACGCCGATGGATGCGACGACACTAGTCCTGCCCGTGCCGCTGGTCGCGGGAGACCCTGCAACGTGAGGTTCCCGATTACGCACCGCCTGCCACTGGGTGGGGTGAATGCAGCACCCACCACCGTCCGACGCGCCTACGGGCCAACTGAGAGCGATTGCGCGGCCTGCGAGTGGTTCCAGCAATCCGTTTCCCGCTGCGCCCACCCTCGCAACGGCTGTCCGAGGGGCGAGCACCGCCGCACCCCGTGGCTCCGCGCCGTCGTTTGCCCCACGATTCGCGAGCGCAAGTAGCGTTCCTGCAAGGTCTTCCAATCAATCGCACTTTCTGTGCGCTTTTCCGTTGCGTAACCTAAGCGGTTGGGTTTCTACTGCACCCATGCAAAACGAAATGAACTACACGATCACCGGAACCGACGCCATCCGCCTCTCGGAGCGCGAGAACCTCACGATCCGGTGCTACAAAAACCCAATCGACGACGGCGGTCCCGTCTCGGCAAACGTGGCTCGGCAGATTGCGCGAGAGGACGCCGGACTGGTCTACGTCACCGTCATCCCTACTGGGTGGCGCGACGCGACGGGCAATCACTGCGACTCCGAGGGCCGCACGGTCGAGGGCTATTTCGCCTCGTCCGGGATGTCGTATCTCGGACCCGATGATGACGGCGTGGAGCCATGCTGGAGCGATGCGACGGCCTGACCCTCGCCCCGCGCTCCCGAGCGAGAGCGCGAGCAGCCTCAAACAGATCCGCATCCCAGCGTTGCTGCACCCGGACGCGTTTTTGTTTCGGGGACCCCACACCGTACGATGCGGGTCGGCACCCAGAAACGGGTAGCTAAATTGTGTGGCCACAAGGGCGTACACATGAGCACGTTTCATCGCCCCCATGGAATCACAACCCCTACCCGAAATGTGCCTTGGTCTCACCGACGCGGAGAAACTCACTTGCGCGGACCTCTTGGAGCTTTGGGCGTCGATGCTGCGCGAGCAAATCGGGCAGCAACTTCCAGAAACTCCTTCGCAGTCTCAGCTTCCCGCAGGTTGGAGAGATCGGAATTGACATCCTTCGCAACCCGTGCGTGGACCATGGCGCGAAGGAGTTCGCTTCGGGATACGCCCAACCGCTCCGCTTCGGCGTTCAGTTCGTCGCGCAACTCTTCCGGAGCGTTAAAGGTGATGTTCGCCGTGCCTTCCGGGATTGGCTTCGTTTTCGTAGTTTTCATTGGTTTTTCTTTCATGTTTCCGGCTGCGTTTCGCTTCTTACTCGGGCACCTTAGCGGAAATTCCTAAAAAACAACGAAAGAGTGGTTGACCTTGCCACCATGTTTTACTAAGACTTTTACCCATGCAGAACGTAGTCCGCTTCCCGACGACTCGGGCAGCAAAACGAAAACTTCAAGCCATCTCCAAGAAAGAGGGAATTTCTTTGGATCAAGTCATGCAAAAACTCATTCGGGACTGGCTTACTAAACCCACCTGCTAACCCCATGAAACCCATCCTCCGGATCACCGGCTGGCGCGAGATTGAGACGCGACACTACATCCAGCGCAGGAACGAATCCATGCGCTCCAGAAACCTGATGTTGGAAATCGTCATCGGGGAATGCATCCGGCACCTGATGCAGTTGGAGGTCGAGCGGTGAACGCCATCGACTACATCACGGCTGCGGAAGTCGCCTCGGCTCTCGGTGTGACGCAGAAGACCGTCCGCCGCATGGCAAGGGTCGGGAAGCTCCCGCACTCCCGTATTAGCTCCCGACTCCTTGTGTTCCACCGCTCGTCGCTGGAACGGCATTTTAAACGCATCGAACAACCCGCTCTCGTATGAATCAGACAGACCTTCTCATCGCCGCGTCGTGCGGCTTCGGGCTCGGCTCGCTGATCTTCGGAATCGTCGCACAGACCGCGATCCAGTCCGCGCAGTACCACCACGACCGATGGGTGCGGGCCGACGAGCGCGCGCTGTTTGAGCGCCGCCAACGTGACGCCGCAATCCGGCAGATGGACGTGGACAGCATCAAAGTCGAGGAGTTGATCCTCTGCAACGTGCGACTGGCGCGCGAGAACGACCGTCTTACTAAGACCCTCGTTTGCGGAGGTGCCAATTGAATTTTCCAGCTAACAACGGGACACGGGTCGGGGTTGAAAGTCCCTCGTCATATTTCACCCGGTCGGCGCTTCTATGGCTGCTCGTGGCCGCGCCGATGTTTGCTGGTTCCCCTTTCCTCGACCGTCTCGCTGCGGTCGAGTCTCACGGAAACAACAATGCGCTCGGGTCGAGAGGCGAGCGCGGAGCGTGGCAACTGAGTCGTGTGGCATGGGCAGACGTGGACCGCGAGCGAGCGCGGTGCGGTCTGCCAGTCTACAAGCACACGGCGGCGCATGATCCGGTCATTGCGCGAGAGTATGCTGCCTCCTATATCGCCATCCTCTCCCGGCGTATCCGATCGCACGGCATCGAACCAACGGAGGACCGGCTTGCCATCGCTTGGAATCGCGGCCTTGCAATCGCACTTCGAACAAATTTTGACGGCGTCAATTGCCCGAAGGCAACGCGCCGTTTCCTGACCTCGCGGACTTGTTGCCCGCTGCGGAATCCCGCGTCCCGACCGGACTGTGCCACTTCGGCAAAAAAGCAGACGGTCGGGAATCCCATTTAACCAAAAACCAAGAAAGCAAATCATGACAAAAGAGTTCGTCCCATTCCCTAAAATGCCTCGCCTGTTCCGCGAATGCACAATCACGGAGAAAATCGACGGAACAAACGCGAGCGTTTATATCACCGATGACAAGCAGGTTTTTGCTGGCTCCCGCAATAGGTGGATCACGCCAGAGATGGACAACTTCGGATTTGCCAAGTGGGTAGAAGAAAACAAAGAGGCGCTTTTGCGACTAGGTTCTGGGACTCACTTTGGGGAGTGGTGGGGGTCTGGCATCCAACGATCGTACGGCTTCTCTAATGGAGAGCGGTTCTTTTCTCTTTTCAACGTACACAGATGGGAAGGCATCCAATTGCCGGCGGGTATCCGACTGGTTCCGATTCTGTATCGGGGCGAGTTCACTACCGACCGAGTGAATGCTGAGAAAATCGTTTTGCAGCGAGACGGATCTCGGGCAGCGCCAGGATTCATGAAGCCAGAGGGTGTCATTGTATTTCACGAAGCGGCAGGACACGCATTCAAGTCCACTATCGAAGGGGACGAGAAACCCAAGAGTCAAAAAAGATAACCCAAAAACCAAACCATGTCACAAATCGAACAACAGACACCCGAACCCGTGAGCGTTCCTGCTCGCGTCACGCCATCGAAAACGCCGATCCGAATGGAGTCGCGCGGGATCGTGCTGCAATCCATGGACGAGCTTGCACGGTTCGCTCAAACGGTCTGCGACTCTGGGCTCGCGCCGAAGGGGCTGAACACTCCACAGGCGGTCGCCATCGCGGTGCAGATGGGGCTTGAGGTGGGGCTGTCCCCGATGGCCGCGCTGCAAAACATAGCGGTATCAACGGACGCCCGACGATCTGGGGAGACGCAATGCTCGCCGTCTGCCGTAACACGGGCGAGATGGCCGTGTTCTCGGAATGGTATGAATCGGGAGGCGTTCGCGTCACCCGATCCCCATCGAAGTGGGCGGACGTGGATTGCGCCGTCTGCCTCGTCAAGCGAGAGGGCCAGGAAGAGCAAGAGACCTCATTCTCAGTTTCCGACGCCAAGCTCGCTGGCTTGTGGGGCAAGGCCGGTCCGTGGACTCAGTACCCCGCACGGATGCTCCGGTTCCGCGCCCGCTCATTCGCTCTGCGGGATCAATTTGGGGACGCGCTCCGAGGTCTCAAGGCTGCCGAGGAAGCGATGGACGAGCCGATCAACGTCACGCCTCGCCCTACGTTCACCGCCGCTCCGGAGGTGCAGCCGTGAACACGTCCACCCTCGCAGACAACCTGCAACCGAAGCTCGAAGCGTCCGTGCGCAAGTTGATCGCGAACAACATTGCGGCGTTCACCGCAGAGCTTCAATCAGCAGAGGACGGCAAGCTCACGGTCGGAGTCTCAATGAAGCTCTGCCTGTCCAACAACCGCGTGTCATGCGTCGCGGATATGACCTACTCGCGCAAATTCAAGGACCAAGCGGAGTTTATCACGGAAGATCAAAACCAACTCGAAATCGAAGGGACAAAGTGAAGATTGACCCAAACGCACCCGTGTTTCCGCATCACGGCAACGGAATGTTTGGTGAGCCCGTCACGCACACGCCCGGCATGACCTACCGGCAATGGTTGGTGGGAGTGATTGCCCAAGGGATGGTCTCTCACCCGGATACAATGGGCCAATGCGATGTTTCATCGGCAAAATTCAACATCACTGGGCCGCAGTTCTTAGTACAAAGCGCGATTGAGATTGCCGATACCATAATCGCGGCGCTCAACGCGGGGGACTCCAAGTGAACATCCGCGAACGAGTGGGTGTCCATCGCCTGATGCCAGCGCGGGAGTACCACGGGTTGCCATCCGTGTCCGCGAGCCTGTTGCGCGTGCTGTGGTCTAGCACCCCGGCGCATTGCAAGCTGGCGATGGACTCGAAGACGGAGGCGACTAGCGCGATGCGGGTTGGGACGTTGGCTCATGCTATGATTCTGGAACCATTCGCGGAGATTCCGTTCCGCGCTTGTCCCGAGACCTATACCAACGCGAAGGGCGAAGTGAAGGACTGGAATTGGAACGCGACCGAGTGCAAAGCGTGGAAGGCTGACAAGGTAGCAGCCGGTTGCGAAATCTGCACAGCGGGCGAACTGGAGCGCGCAGAGGCCATCCGCGACGCTGTCGTGGGTCACGCGATTGCCGGTCCTATCGTACAAGACGCGGCTACCGAGGTTTCGCTTGTAACTTGGGATACGACGAACGAAATCGCGGTCCGTTGTCGCGTCGATCTGGTTCCCACCGGGGCCGACTTCCTCGCGGACATCAAGACCACGGCGACGCTCGACGGATGGGGCGAAAGAAAAGCCTACGCGGACGGGCTGCACATCCAGGCGGCGCTTTACCTAGACGTCTGGAACGCATTGACCGGCCAGACTCGCACGGGCTTCCGGTTCATCGCCGTCGAAGCCGACGCGCCGAACGATGTGCGCGTGTATTCGTGCCCGCCGGAGTTCATTGAAGCGGGCCGTACCGACTACGTTTCGGCGCTGAAAACATTCGCGGAATGCCATCGTTCAGGCGTCTGGCCGGGATCGCCCACGAAAGAGTACGGAGTGCAAGTGCCAAAGTGGAGGATCGAACAATGACCGTCCCAGAAATAATCTGCGAAATGGTTCGCCAACGGGTAGTAAGGGGGATTACTAAGTACGGCGTAACGGTTGACCGCAAAGACCTGTCGATCGCTCAGTGGGTACGGCACGCGCAGGAAGAGATGTTGGACGGCGCGCAGTATTTAGAACGATTGAAACAAGAGCACGCGGAGGCGATCGAAGAAGCATTCCGCGAGGGGTTCCGGGAAGGCCACTGGGCAATGGACATCGACGAAGAAGTGCTTTGGGACGGGAGCAAATCCAAACGGAAACTGGAACAATGAACGAAATCCCAGGAGACCCAAACTACCCCGCTGGCGTGAGTGCTCGGGACATCGACGAGCGGTTTGGATCGCCGGACCATAGGTGCCCCGAATGCGGGGTAAGGATCGAAGAGGAATATGAGATTTGTGACGACTGCAAACAAAAACTAGACAACCAATGATCGACATCAACAACATCACAATCGGGCAGGCGCGGGAAATCGCGAATGCGTTTGGAAACACCAATTCCGCTCCCGCGTCTACAGCGTCGCGTGAACTCGGGCAACACATAGTTGTCCTCGATCGGGGGTTCGTCTACGTCGGAAACGTGACCGAGTTGCCCGACCGCGTGTTTATCAAGGACGCGAAAAATATCCGTGTGTGGGGCACTACCAAAGGACTGGGTGAGCTTCGTGAAGGCCCGTTGACCGGCACCAAACTGGACGCGGTGGGCGAGGTCATCGCCTACCGCGCGGCCATCATCCATCTCGTACCGTGCAAAGGATTTTAACTCTCGACGGCTCCGGCTACAGCTACGGCTCCGGCTCCGGCTACGGCTACGGCTCCGGCTCCGGCTCCGGCTACAGCTCCGGCTACGGCTACAGCTACGGCTCCGGCTACGGCGACGGCTCCGGCTCCGGCTACGGCGACGGCGACGGCGACGGCTACGGCTACGGCTACGGCTCCGGCTACGGCGACGGCTACGGCGACGGCTCCGGCTACGGCGACGGCTACGGCGACGGCTACGGCTACGGCTACGGCTCCTGCTACGGCTACGGCGACGGCGACGGCTACGGCTACGGCTACGGCTACGGCGACGGCGACGGCTACGGCGACGGCTACGGCGACGGCTACGGCGGAAACTGAACCAAACGAGGGGCGCGCATTCAATCAACGCGCAAACAACAAATGACAACCCAATACCAACAGGTGAAGGACTTCATGATCGCATTCGGGCAGAGGGTGCCGGATGAGGTGACGATGCCGGGTATCACCGTGGAGGACATGCGCGAGCGATTGATTAACGAGGAGCGATATGAGCTTTTGATCGCCCAAACTCCGTTCGAAAAGCTCGACGCCGTCATCGACCTCCTATACGTCGTGCTCGGCGCTGGTGTGGACTGCGGGTTCACGCCCGAGCAGATCGCGGCGGGGTTCGCGGAGGTGCATCGCAGCAACATGTCGAAGATGTGGAGCTATCACGATGTTGAAGTGGCGATGCTGGACGAACATTCCAGCCAGAAGGCGGGAGACGGTCTGTACATCGTCCGCAACGCGACGGGCAAGATCGTCAAGTCGCCGTCGTACAGTCCGGCGAATCTGGGGCCGATTTTGGAGGCGAAGCCGTGAAGACGTGCCCGAAGTGCAGTGGGGTACTGAGCGAGGGATGCGAGCACACGTTTATGTGTGGGTTATCGCTTGAGGGCGACGGTGTTTTTGTCGAGTCATGGCATTGCCTTCGCCGCCAACGCGACGCACTCGAAAAGCGCGTGCGGGAGTTGGAAGCGAACCAGTGCGAGAAGGAGCCGGTGGCACATATTACAGGGTCTAGATTGTTGAGATTGTTTTGGACCATAGACAGCAACGACATAGACACCCCCTCTACCGAAAGGCGAAGCGATGAACACCAAACCAAACGCTAAGTGTCCGAGATGCGGAGTGCCGATGGAGCGGGACGGTCTTGGGCTGAGGTGCGGCCTTATCAAGTGCGGCACTTCATTCCTGCGATTGTACCTAGAAAGCACTCCGCTAAGGGGTTTGTTTGCGCCTCTCGCAGAACTCCGCACCAAAGGCAACCCGAACGCGGAGGGGGGGGAGTGACTGAACTAACCTTCACCGCCCACGGAAACCCGAAGGGGCAGCCCCGCGCGCGAGCGTGCATTCGCGGGAAACACGCTGGAGTGTACGATCCAGGCACGGCAGACGACTGGAAGATGATCGTGCGATGCGCCGCGAAGGCTCGTTGGGACGGGGTGCCGTTCGATGGGCCGACCGCTGCCAGCTTCACGTTTGTTTTCGCTAGGCCCAAAAAGCACTTTCGCAGCAATGGTGAATTGAAGGCTGATGCACCTATATGGCACACGGCTAAAAGTGATAGGGACAATCTTGACAAGGGAATTTTGGACAGCCTGACGGATGCCGGGATTTTGCGGGACGACTCAATCGTTTGCTCTGGCGTCATTATTAAGCGATACGCCCAAGACAATGAGCTTCCGGGAGTTCAAGCAACCATCTACAGTCTGACTTACTAAGCCACCTTACTATGGAAACGAACCAGATCGAAATGCCGGAAGACGATTATACCAGCGCGTGGATGGCTGAGACGGTCCGAATGATCGCCACGAATTACCGACTCTGGGAACGGAAGCGAGGGCTCCCGTCAACCAACAGTTGGGGCACAGGCTTTGTCTACGGCGAGGCCGAGCCGGTTTTGCGGGGCCGCGCCAAGTCGAACCGATCCGCGAAGCTCAAGGGGTCGAAGACGACTTGGTACGCGAACGCCGAGTCCGCTGGTGTCTGCGCCAAGTGCCGCGTCTCAGCACGCGACGAGGGCCGTTGTGTGTGCGCTCCATGCGCCAAACTCACGGCGGACCAAGCCCGCGCAAAGTACCAAGCCAAGAAACTTTCCCGTCCGGAATCCGCGACGCGCCTTGCGTCTAACTCCCCAGAGTGACCACGGACCACGGACGGACCGGGTTGGGAACCTCAAGCCCTAGCCCGGGAACCTTTCGGAAAACATAACTGACACAAAATGACACCGTTTAACGCAACCCACATCTGTGGAACTCTGGAAGCATGCGACACCGTCGCGCGAGGCTCCAAGGGGTTCCAAGTCGCAACGCTCCGAATCCGCATCGGGGACTCGCCAGACGATCCCGCCGTAGTGGCCGAGGCGACCCACGAGGCTCGGCACGCGGCAGCCGCGATCCCCATCGGGGCGTCGGTCATCATCCACGGACGGGCGGAGGCCCGCGAGTGGCAAGGGAAATGGCTCCAGGCGATCCGGATTGAGTCCATCGCGCAGATTGCAGAGGCCACGCCGCGCGATGGCGCAGAGGGGCAGCCACAGCGGCAGGCGACCACTCCCGCGCCAAAGCCCTCGTCACCTATCGACCACAGCGCGGATGATGTTCCTTTTTGATGTCGTGAAAAAGATTTGGCACCATTACGCGCTTTGGGAAGAAGTTCCCGGAGGGATGTGGAGGGATGTCACAGCTAGAGAGGCTGCGGAAATGATGCCAAAAGCAGTCGAGTTCACGGGGGACGCGGAGCGTTACGGAGAAGCAATGCTTCGCGTCCCGGTTGAGTGGCCTATTTCAACAGAGCACAACCTGTCAGACACTGGGCAAAATAGGAGGGCGTGGATTGGCCATGCTGCGGCTTGCCTTTCGATGGGTTTTCCTGAATATGTCACGAGAAAGGCTTGGGGATACTTGAGCCAAAAGCAGCAAGACGATGCGAATGAAAAAGCAAGCCAGGCAATCGCGGCTTGGGAAAGGATACATGAGAGAGAAAATACGGAAGTGGATAAAGCAATGGGAAAGCAGATGTTACTCGCTTGGAATAACTGACGAGGCGCCTTCAAGACTTGAGAGCAGCGGGAGAGTGCCGTCGTATAGAACCGTGTGCCTTGCGATACTCAAGAACGACGTGAATTTGAAGTCCTTGGGATTTTCGCCAACGCCATGCACGGCATACATGGCGATAAAGAGAATTGAAATCGAAGCCAGGAAGCCAAAGGATGTCGCATGAATGTTTACCAAGCCGCGAAAGACAGGGTGGCGAAGGTGTTTTCCGAGTTCGATAACGTGTACGTTTCTTTTTCCGGAGGAAAAGATTCGGGCGTTCTTTTGAACCTTTGCATCGACCATATCAGGCAAAACGCACCGCACAGAAGAATCAGTGTGTTTCACATAGACTACGAGGCGCAGTACCAGATGACGACGGACTATGTGGACCGGGAGCTTGGCAAGAATCGCGACGTGATGGACGTGTACCGGATCTGTCTGCCAATCGCCGCGAACTGCGCCACAAACATGGAGCGCGGGTTTTGGATTCCATGGGACCAAGACGCAAAGGATTTGTGGGTCCGCGATCTACCCAAAGAATCAGTGAACGAGTCAAACCATGAGTTCCCGTGGTTCACTAAGGGGATGTGGGATTACGACCTACAAGAAAGGTTTGCAGGATGGCTACACAAGAAGAACAAGGCGAAGAATACGGCGTGCATGGTTGGCATAAGAACAGACGAAAGCCTGAACCGATGGCGCGCCATTCATTCGGACAAAAACAAAAACAAACTCGGCTCATTCGCTTGGACATTGCAGATAGAAAAGAACGTCTATAGCGCATACCCCATATTCGACTGGAAGGTTGATGATGTGTGGATTGCAAACGGAAGGTGCGGTTGGGAGTACAACAGGCTTTACGACCTGTTTTGGAAGGCTGGTGTTCCGGTCAGCAAGATGCGGGTGGCAAGCCCGTTTCACGAGTGTGGCTTGGAAAACCTCAAGCTATACAAGGTAATTGACCCGAAGAACTGGGCCAAGATGGTTGGAAGAACAAACGGCGTAAACTTTGCGGGAATCTACGGCGGAACGACGGCGATGGGGTGGAAATCAATCAAACTTCCTCCAGGTCACACATGGAAGAGTTACATGGAATTTCTATTGTCAACGCTCCCAAAGGAGGCGGCGGAATCGTACAAAAAAAAACTGGAAACAAGCGTCGCTTTTTGGCGGGACAAAGGTGGCTGCCTTTCCGTTGAGTTGATAGCAAAGCTTCGGGCAATGAATATCCCGATAAAGGTCGAGGAATCAACAAACTATAAAACAGACAAAAAGCCTGTCCGAATGGAGTACCTTGACGACATTGACATAGAAGAGTTTCGAGAGATACCAACCTACAAAAGGATGTGCGTGTGCATAATGAAAAACGATCACCTTTGCAAATACATGGGGTTTTCACTGACGAAGACGGAAACGCAATTGCGTCAGGAGGCTGAAAGGCAATATGGCGCGATTGAGTTTGAAAGGAGTCACCAATGAGCGAGTTCAAGTCTCCGGTTTACAGCGTCAAAGCCGTTCCAATCGAAAAGGTGCGGGCAAACAGCTACAACCCAAACAGTGTAGCGCCACCTGAAATGGACCTGTTGGAGGTGTCAATTTGGGAGGATGGGTTCACGATGCCGGTCGTGTGTTACTATTTGAAAGATGATGATGTCTACGAGATTGTGGACGGATACCATCGATACACGACGCTCAAGACGAGCAAGCGCATATTTGAAAGAGAAAAGGGACTCTTGCCGGTTGTTGTTATCGACAAGGACCCTTCCAATCGGATGGCGTCCACCATTCGACACAACAGGGCGCGCGGATCTCACTCTATCGACTTGATGTCTAACATCGTCGCGGAGCTTACAAGGGCAGGGATGTCGGATGCTTGGATTCTAAAGCACGTCGGAATGGATAAGGACGAGCTTTTGAGGCTGAAGCAAATCACCGGCATTGCAGACCTTTTCAAGGACAAGGAATTTTCGGAAGCATTCGATGAAAAGTGAAAGCGAGTCGCGGACTGAAATGTTCCTGGTTGAGTGGACTGGCCCAATAAGCGGGATGAAGGAGTTCCGCATTGCTTTCGGAACTGTGGCTGCCGAGAAGCTGGCCAGCCTGTGGAAGGCTAAGGTTTACAAAATGGAAGCCGGCCCGGAAATTCAATCGTCGGAATTACTAATTGGGGTTAGTAGCAATGAATGACAACCCCTACTGGTCCGACGAAGCCAAATACCGCTACGAGGAACGGCTAGGGATGCTCTGCGGATCGAAAGAGCCAACCAAAGAACAGGAAGCCATCGCGAGGATGGAGGCCGACAATTGGCACTTCGCAAACCTAAACAACAGACAATCAACCAAAAGGAAAACAACCAAATGACGAGCGACGAACGCAAAGAAGCACGGGCCAAAGCCGCAGAGGGCGGATACTGGCGACTGACCAACCCTTACGAGATCCGAAATCCGGAGCATATGACGGCCTACGCTAGCTGTCTGCGATCCTTATCAGGTGGGCGTAGCACCTACCGAATCGTCCGCACCGTGGACGACGGCGCGGAGTGCCTGGAAGTCTGGCGCAAAGGCGGTATTCCGCCAACACCCGACGAGGACGAGCAGGAAGACCCCGCAGACGCGTCCAAACCCAACGACTGACACAACGCCCGGGTTCCGAGATTCGGACCCGGGCAAACGATTTATGGACGAGAAAACCAAGAGCAGAAACCCGTGGTTCAGGTTCTACGCGGATGACTTTTTTGCCGGTACTGCCGACATGTCACAAGCCGAGGTCGGGGCGTACATTCGACTGCTTTGCCACCAGTGGAACCGTGGCTCAATTCCGGTTCAGCCGGACAAGTTGCAACGTCTCGCAGGTGGCATTGTGACAAACGAGGTGATGCAAAAGTTCAAAATTGTCGAAAACGACTGCCGGAAGAACCAACGAATGGAGGTTGAGAGAGGCAAGCAGGACGCGTTTATCGCAAAACAAAGGGGAAACGGCGTAAAGAGCGGAGAAGCAAGACGAAGGTTGGTTGAACCACGGTTCAATTCTGGTTCAACCAAAAACGAACCACGGTTCAATTCTGGTTGCGATTTGGTTCCAACCAAACATGAACCCCCCATAACCATAACCATTGGTAAAGACATATGCTCATCTGCGATGAGCGATGAGTTCGACAAATTCTGGAACTCCTACCCGAGACGCGTTGGAAAGAAAACCGCCAAGGCGTCATGGTCGAAGCTCAAACCCGAAGACAAGGCCGATGCCATGGGCAAGCTCCCGGCGTTCCTGTCGTCCGAGGATTGGACAAAGGACGGCGGGCAATTTGTCCCACACCCCGCGACTTGGCTCAACGGTCGCAGGTGGGAGGACGAGATCGCACCGCAGTCACCGAAGGCACAAGCCAACGGCAAGCCTCTCACGGCAGAGCAACGGTGGGGGCAGAAGATGCTGGCGCAGATCGAAGCGGAGGCCGCGAAATGATTGCCGACCCGATCAACGCGAACGCGGACGCCAGCCTGCCGCCGCATTCGATGGAATGTGAAAACGGGCTCATCGCGGCTACCATTGGAAACCGCGACGGCATTGCCGAGGCTTACGCACTCGGCATCCGAGACGATGCCTTTTTCTCGCTCCCTCACCGGCACGTCTGGCAGGCAATTACGGAACTTGAGGCGCAGGGCGCCCCAGTCGAGATCGTGGCCATCGCCCAGAGGCTCCGGGAGCAAGGCAGGCTCGACGGCGTCACCGCCTCCGTTTCCCTGTTCGCGTTAGCAAACGACGCAGTCCCCGGAATGCTCCAATGGTTCGTCCAAGGCATTCTGAAAGCGTGGGAGCTACGCAGAGTCATTCGGGCATCCCAAAATGCCGTGGCGGTGGCAATGCGCGCGAATGCGGACCCCTCCCAGATCGTGCTTGAGCTTGAAAATGAGCTTGAGGCGGCAAAACACCATTCGCAGGCATCGACTCGGACCGCGAAACAGGTCTGCCGATCGTGGATCGACCGGGTACAGCAACGGCAGGCTGACAGGGCAGCGGGAACGACCTTGTCGGGAATCCCGACGGGGTTCGCGAAGCTCGACGCCATGAGCAGTGGACTAATGCCGGGAACGATGACCGTGATTGGAGCCCGTCCATCTGTCGGGAAAACGGCGATGCTGTGCAACCTCGTTCGGAGCGCGGGAATCGACGGACAGATCCCGACGACCGTCGTAAGCCTAGAGACGATGCACGAAACGCTAATGGACCGGATTGCGTCGGACGTTTGCCGGATCGACGGCTGGAAGCTCCGCGACGGCATCCAACTGGGCGATGAAGAGCAGCGCCGCCTTGTTGTGTTCGCTGCAAAGGCGTCCGCCGCGCCCGTTACTTGGTCTGTGGACGTGTTCGACTGTGCGGGCATCTGTTCCATGATCGGACGCCATGCCGACGCCGGAACGAAGTTGTTCCTCATCGACTACCTGCAAATCGTAAACCCAGGCGGCACACACGACCGCCGCGCCTACTCGGTCGGAAGCGTGGCAACGGCGCTCAAGCAGGCTTCATTGCGCCACAAGGTTGCCGTCGTCGTGTTGGCCCAGTTGAAGCGCACGGACACGGACGAGTCGCTTCCTACCGCAAACGACCTTGCCGACTCAGACCAGATATTCCGAGACGCTGACCTGCTGTGGCTTCTCCACCGGCCCGATAGGTTCGACGAGCCAACAAAGGGCTCGGTTGTCGTGGCGAAGAATAAGGAGGGCGAGACGGCAATCGTCCCCATGCACTACGACCCGTCAAATTTCCGGTGGACCGAAAACATCCCATCAAAAATCGACCATGACGCCCGCTGAAAAGACTGAGTTTGACCAATGGTGGCGCACATACGGAAGCCGCATTTGCTCCCTGTTGCTACATCCTGACATGGAGACCAAGGCCGCGCTTCGCGTGTCTGCGCTAGAGGCATTCCGACATTGCAACCAGAGAACCACCGAAAATTCTCTTGCCGCCTTAGTAATCCAGCCCACTAATAGCGTCCGTCGATGAATATCACCCAACCCAAGCGCCGGTTGATGGCTGTCGGATGCAGCCACGGGAACCGAGCCAACGCTGGCGCACTAGACGCCGCGCTACGGTTCCGAGAGTCGTTCAGGCCGACACATGTCGTGCATCTGGGAGACGCTTGGGATCTGGCAAGCCTACGCTCTGGGGCGCTGTCCAACTCAGGGGACGCGGACGTTGACGACGACTACAAGGGCGACATCGAGAGCGGCATCGCGTTTTTGAATGCGCTGCGCCCAACCGTTTTCTGTCTAGGCAACCACGACGAGCGGGCGAAGCGGTATTTGACCGACCATAGAGCCGTCGTTCGATGCGCTGCCGAGGCCGTCTGGGACTCCATGACGCGCTGTATTAAGCGGCACGCGAAGGTTTTCATTCAACACAACGACGTTTTCGACCGCTCGTTCCACGTTCTCGGCGGCGTCAAATTCGGGCACGGCGTGCTGTTCTCGGAAAACTTCATCCGGGACAGCGCCGAGACCTTTGGCAATTGCGTCGTAGCCCACGCACACCGAGCCGGTAGCGCAACGGGACGCAGGTCCGATAACCCCGTCTGCCTGTCGCCTGGCACCCTCGCTGACGTGCCGTGCATGGAGTACGCGCACAAGCGCCGGTCCACCCTCGCATGGTCGCACGGCATCGTGTTCGGGGAAGTCACAGACACCGAGGCCAATTTGTACGTTCACCAATGGCACCAAGGAGAGAAACAATGGAAAATCCCGAGCTTCTAAAGGCCCTGATCGACGCCATCACGGGCAAGCCTGACGCCATCCCCGATGGTTGGCGCACGGCGGAACAATGGGCGCAGATCGCCGGCATAACCTCCGGACAGATGCGGCGCAAACTCACGGCGGCAGCTAAGGCAGGGAGAATGCAGAGGAGTGAGTTCTTAGTCCGCAAAGGGGTCAAGACGATTTCGGTGTCGCACTTCATTACAGAGGAAGAATACCGCGCGATCGACGAACTCCAAGCCGGACGCATGAGTTGCGGAATATCCCGAGAAGGAATGTCAATGTCTCTCGCCAACAAAGCGGCGCACAAGATCTGGTCAGGTATGCGAAAGGAACGGCGTGAAGCGTGAAGAGGAGGACCGCGGAATGTGCGCCGAGTACACATTCCGCTTGTGTAAGCATAAGCAACTGCGCCAACCAAAACCAACACGATACTAATGCCAACCAACGAAACAGGAGATAAGAGGCGCTGCAAAGCAAGGCATTCAGTGGTTGTTACAGTAATTGGACCGATAGAGGTTAGGATCGGAGAAACAAAGTGGCCATGCACGGCCTATAGTAAGGACGGCAAGGCTTTCGCTAGAACAAACAAAGAGTTCGACGCCAAGTTTGAGGAGATCAATCCGTGAATGCTATCAGTTGCAGCTATTGCGGCATTACAACTCACATTGAAGCCGTTGAGGTTGGAACATTGAAGGAATCAACAAGCGGGAAATCGCTGGTTGTAAGGTATGAATGCGAAAACGGGCACAGATATGAAGTGCGAACAGTAGACCACTCTGGGGGAACGTGGCCATCTATTCATACTCTTGAACCAATTGACAATTGCGGATGCGGCAAATAACAAATGAAGCTTTCCAACTGCGCGTGCTGGCACATGCCCCGAATCACAGAGCGATCAGTCGGGACCGTCCTATTTGCCTGCGCCGACCCGCATTGCATAGCAGCAACCCCAGAGTGCGACATCGCAGCACACGCAGCCAAGGTCTGGCAGGCCATGCAGTCAGAGGCAATGCAATGAACGAGCAGCCCTGCACCTGCGGCAACGTCGGACGCATTAGCTACGGCGAAGACTACCGACCGATCCGCGAGTGCTCATGCGGCGGGACCGTCACTCACGGGGAATGGGTCGCGAGGAAGGAGAAGCAGGTGAAGAAGCGCGAGAAGAAAGGAAAGCAGGGAGAATGACAGCGGCACAGGAACAGAGTGGAGCTGAGGCAAAGCGATTCAAGCGCGGGGACGTGCGGGAGGATGGGAAGGTGTTTTGGCAATACACATCGCGCGCAACAGGAAGAAAAGAGCTGTGGGCAACTCAAGCGTCATTTGAGAAATGGAAAGAAACAGAAAGAAGATGGAAGGCTTCAAATAAGGACAAGTTAAAGCAGCACCATGCTAGAAACCGGGCAAGAAACGGAGCAAAATACAACGGACGATTAAGGGAAAGATACGCAACTGACAATTCGTATAGGCAGAAGATAAGGGCCGCATGCAATAGCTTCAGGGCAAAGAACAGGGAAGCGATCAACGCAAAAGAAAGAGGCAAGCCAATAACCGCAAGATCTAAAGCAAGTACAAAGCTATCGGAAATGAGAGCGAGGGGATGTGTTCCGGATAATTACAATCACGAAGCTGTTGTGTGCATTTTTGAGATGCGTATTCGGGTGCAGAAGTGTTTGGGAATTGAGATGAACATCGACCACATCCTTCCCATCGCTGCCGGTGGATACCACCACCACCGGAACATGCAGGTTCTGCCAAGAGCGATCAACATGCTCAAAAGAAACAGCTTGTTCTATCAGGTTCCCGTCGCTTGGAAACAAGTGATCCATGGATACGGTCTGGGGTGCCAATAATAGGTCAGCAGACCCCCACCGGCCAAGGAAACCTACTGTAAAATACCGTTAACGGGTGACCGCGCGAG